CATCCTAGGAACTTCTTTGACATTATATCCTTTTTGGATAAATGCAGAGATGGGTAAACGATAAAAGATTGCACCGTTTTCCATAATGGCATGGAATAAAATCGGACGACCAGTGATACTAGCCAGCGCGAAAACGATACAGTCTTCAGCTTCGCCATGATGTTCTTTAAGATCATAGAGATACTCTCTCCGAATCTGCGCGTAAGTCGCGGGAATATTCGCGTTTAGATACGCCATTCAACATAAAATCCGTTTAGTATAAAATCAATAAAACAATTACTACTGCTACTGCAATAGAAATTTTCTTATGAGCTAAAACTTTTGCCCACAGTTTTTTAACTGTTTCCATATTTCCTCCTAATGTATATCGCCCCAGTTATAACCAGATTCATAGTCTACTTTATTAGGGACTTTTAAATCAACCGTGGCTTCCATTATTTCAATAATACGTCTAGCCTCTTTATCATCTTTTATGGAAATATCCAACTCATCATGTACCTGTATATGTGGAATAATTCCTTCTTTATAGAGATCTAACATAGCTTTTTTAGTCATATCAGCAGCTGATCCTTGAATAAGTTTATTTAATGCTTTGTAAGTATAAGCTCTTCTAATACCAGGTCCGTGTTCCGCGAGTGCTTGCTCGTGAGAAAGAGCTTTATGAATCCCAAAGCTTGAAGGTTCCCATAAGGGAAACCGACATGCGCGCCCGAGTAAAGTTCTAATTTTTCCTGACTCTTGTGCACGCTTCATAGTGGAGTCCATCAGTTGTTTAACAAAGGGAACTTTTCCATGATATTTTCGAAATAAAGAATCAGCTTTTTCTTTTGAAACACCTAGTTCTGCCTGAAGTTTATTTTTTCCCATTCCATAGAATAATCCAAGGTTAATGGTCTTAGCTTGTAATCTAGGAATATTAGCGAGTTCAGCTACAATACTATGAAAGTCTGCATCTCCTTTGTGGTATGCATCTAAAACTTCAGTCACTCCATACATTTGTTGAAGAGCCGCGTAGTGTACAACTAATCTAGGTTCTTGTTGATTGTAATCAAAACAACCCCACTTGGATCCTTCGTCCGGCAGAAACAAAGAACGAATCATAGGACCCAATTCTTTATTTCGTGCCGGGATTTGTTGAAGGTTAGGATGGGCGTATGAAAATCTTCCAGTTACCGTTCCCCCATTGTCCGAACGTAATTGATTTATTTCAGAATAAATTCTTCCTTTATGTGTGTGTTTAAGAATAGTATCAATGAAAGTTGTATGAGCTTTATTAATTTCTCTAGCTTGAGCAATAAGCTTAACTAGTGGATGAGGATGATTAGACAAAAAATTCTTAGTAAATGAAGGTGCTTGTGTCTTTTCCGTACGATCATAATGTATCTTTAATTTATCAAAAACTTGTGCTATACTTCTGGCCGCCCAAATTTGCACATCTATATCTGTTTCTTTCTTGACTTTTTCTAAAAGCTTGTTCTCTTTGGCGACTAATTGTTTTTTATAATTTAAAGCTTGTTCTTCATCGACGCGTACTCCAAGAAATCTCATTTCAACCAAACAAGGAAAGAGATCACGTTCTAGTTTAAAAATTGCTTCTAGATCCTCACTAATTAATTTTTGTTTAAGTTCCTGCCATAAATAATAGGTAAGTTCAGCATCTTTTTCGGCATATGAGCCTACATATAAGGCAGGGAGTTTGTACATTTCAGCTTTAGGATCGACTCCCCATTCTTTGGCAGCCGCGTACAATGCAGCTTCGTCCTTTCCTTGACCAATATATTCTTTTGCACAGGAATTAAGATCATATCTTCTTCGATTCTCGTCAATGATCGCCATGGCAATCATGGTATCAACGACTTGTCCACCAATAGCAATATTGCCTAGTGTTCTTATCCATGAAATATCATACATAGCATTGTGAAAAATTTTAGTAGAATCTGTTTTTAAAACATCTCTAAACCAGGACAAGACTTTATCTCTATCCATATTACCTCCTCCACCATGAGCAATGGGAAAATAGCCGGACCATCCTTCAACACCTATGGCTATGCCCGTGATACAACCATTACCGGTAACAGCACCCGAACCCATCTTAACGAGATCAGGATCCTTAGTTTCTAAATCAATAGCTATTTCTTTATGTCTGGATAGATCAGGAAATTCCTCAGGAGGAATCCATTCAGTCTGGGGTTTGAAGAGTGGCATTTGTAACATTATTTTTGAGTTTCCTTCCACTTATGATAACCTTCAACCCAAGTTTCCTCAGATTCGTCTGAATAATCTCGTTCAATAATCATATCAATAAAATGTTTAGCCTTTTCTAAATCTTGTTTGCCATCTTTATAAGGATGACGGCAAATGTATTTAACAACATTGCCTTCTGCAAATAACATCTTGTTTTCTATTACAAATTTACTGGGTTGAATTTTCATCGTGCGATAGTGTGTTCCTCCAATTTGTTTATCGTATGTGCTCATGTAAATATCAAATAAAGTTTAATTCCAAAATAAAATGTCATCATGGAGAGTAAAATAAGTTCACTAGTAAGTGTATGTGGCGTCATATTTTATACCCTTTATACATATCTTTAGGTCTTACGATATGTAGTGTTTCTTTTGTTCTAGTTGCTCCAACATAAAATAATCTTTCTTCATCATCAGGATTTTTATCATATCCTTTTTTGGTGTTTTCTGTCAGATCTGTTAATAAAACTACATTATCACATTCTCCACCTTTTGCACCATGGATGGTAGATAAATTAATGCGTGGATCTTGATTTAATTTTTCCCCGTTGTTTTTCATTGAACGAATATATTCAACGCGGCGATAGCCTGCACTATCTAAAGCTTTATACCAAACATCATTTGTTCTTAATCCGTAATCCTTTTTGAGTTGGGCGATACCATAGAAAGCTTCTTTAGCCATTCCCTGAATAGCATTCTTATCTACGTTAGCAGGACTCATGTAACCAAAAATATGAGTTAATTTTTTGTGTTCCAACAATGATCCTTTACGTAGATTTTCCCAATCCGTTATAGCTTGGTATAAATCTGCTTCGTAATTTTTTTTCTTTTTACTTTTAAAATACATTCCATCTGCCTGAAGACATTCTTCAATATTGTTAAGTTGATAATTAGTTCTTGTTAAAACTAACCAGTTACCATTTTTTAAATTGATTTGATCAAAATTATCGTACCATTTTATTTCTCCTTCACGGTTGGCGGGCTTCCAATTCTTGTTGATTCTTTTTGAAATTCTGTTTACAATATTGGCCGCTAATTTATGAATTTGAGCAGGGACTCTAACTGATTGAATTAATTGATCAATTTTTCCATCGAGTGCAATAAAACTATCAACATCAGCGCCGGCCCATCTAAAAATAGCCTGATCATCATCTCCTGCAACAAAAGAGTTTCCAGTTTTTTTCCAAATAGTTCTTGCCATATCCCATTGAATTTTTGAAAGATCCTGAGCTTCGTCAATGAAGACTGCATCAAATTGTGGACACTTATCACTGTTAATGAACTGTGTAATCATGTCATGAAAATCAATTAAGTCATATTCTTTTTTATATTTTTTTATTTCTTCATCCAGTATAATTAATTTTTCTCTAGAAACTTCTTTCGTGTGTTCTCCTAAATCATATTGTTGTTCTGTTGTAATTTTTTTATGTCGAGCTGTAGAAATAATATTTAGTTCTTCGCTTTCTGATGAAAAGAAAGCGTGGCTATCATCATTATCCCACGCTGGTATGTGAAGAGGGATTTTTATTCTTTCTCCTAAATCTTTGTAATGATCGGGTTGCATTACGTTTTCTCTTTTTAATCCCAATCTTCTGAAGGCTAATGAATGAAGCGTTCTAAAATAAGGTAGATCATCTTCGGTTAAATTAAATTTTTTTATAGCACGATTTCTTGCTTCGTTTGCAGCTTTTTGAGTAAAAGCAAAATAACCAATCTTATTGGGATCGGTTTTTTTTAAATATTCTTCCACCTTCATGAGTAAGGTTTCTGTTTTACCTGTACCGGGTGGTCCTAATATTATTGTTCTCATTTTTTCTGATACCTTCGTCTTGCATTTTCTGAATGTGTAACCCATTCTAGATTCTCTGGTAGATAATTAAATATATTATTATCCAAATGATCTATTATGTATTTGTGTTCAAAATCATCATTTTTCAAAAATGCTAGTCCAGTTATTTTATGTAGAAAACATTTTAGACTTTTACGCTCACCCTTTATCCGTACATTAATAAATAGATGTGGATATGGAGCGTCTTTACCACATGTTAAAGGAGATTGACTTAATATTTTTCCCTCAGAATTTTTTATAACTGGAAATATAGGCCCCAACTCTTTCATATGAGGATTTATTCCACCTGTTTTATATATAAAATATCTATCTTTTGGTAAAAGATCCCACGCATGTGTTCTTGTTTTCAATGTTTTCAATGTAGACATATCTACTTTTTCTCTTTCTAAAATAACTTGTTTTTCATCTTCCCAAAGAAGGAATTGCTTTCCTTTCATTAATAAGGATCCTTTTGTTTATATTCTGGCGATTTAAAACTACTTTTTTTCTCGTCAAATTTGTTTACATACATGACTCTCATACTTTTTCCTCCGGCATCTATGACTTTTATTTTAGCATCAAACCATTCTTTCATCCAAGCTGAAGTTTTTTGATAATCATGCGCCCATCGTCTTCTTTGTAAGTAGTCATAAAAAAAATGTCTGAATTTAAAATAGTGAAACCCCTCATCACTCCAAACATTTCCTCTTTCTATATCTTCCTTACGTTTAGTTTGTCTTCTATCACTACAATAATCTTCAAGATGTTCTCGTAATTGATCTTCTGTTTTCATTCCTTCAGGAGCTTCAACAATTTCTCTTGACGCTAAAAGATTATTAATGAGCCCCTTCCAATCGTTTGTTTTTAAAGTTGGAGGAAGCATTCCTACTCCTGCTATGCATGCTTCTTCAAATAGAGATTGTTGTCTTAAATGTTTGGCACTGTCTAGTTTTAATCGTTTGCCGTCTACGTTTAAATAATAATAAGGATTTTCAAGTTGAATTTCTTGAAGATCGCTTAATTCTGGAAAAGTGGGCGCATTGCCTATACCATGTTTTCTAGTTCTACATAAAGTTTTATCACAATGACTGCACATGGGTTCATCTTTACATTTATAACCCCAGTCTTTTTTCTCATGTTGTTTTTTTATGATATCTATTTCAGCTTGATCTAATTCTCCAACCATGTAATTTTCATGGAACCAGGAGACTCTTTCCTTCCAATTCTTCCATTTCTTTTTGGCAAATACTGCAAAATGAAACAAGGCGGCATTTCTTCCTCCTTCCGTAATTTTCTCAGCCGCCAATGTTTCAATACAAGGAGGGCCATCAGAAAATTCGGACTGTGGCCTCTCCACTTTTACGAGAGCTATAGTTGTTGTTACCTTGTGTACTAACCCGTAAAACTCTTCTAACGTGGCTGCTTTACCTTCTTCTGTAAAAGCATATCGTGTAGTTTTGTCTCCTTGAAAATAAGGAAGATTTAAAAAATTACCTGTGTCTTCTTCAGATTTTAATTCTATTTGTTTTGGAAAGACTTCTGCATTAGCAAATCCTAAGATCGCTCTAATCTCAAAGAGTTTGTCTCTCATAATTTTGGCGTCTATAAATGTTTTTGAAAATAAAAAGATGTGTGCTCCTCCACTTTTAGATCTGCATATAATAAGTGGAAGTTTTAATATTTTAATTTTGTTTAATAATTTTTTGTGATCGAATCCTCCATAACTATCAATATCGATACATCCCCAGATGCAGGTATTGTCATCAGTAATAGGAATAATTCCTAGAGTTGGTTCGATTCCGTTTAAATGATCTTGATAATGTTTTGAAGTGACAATTTCTCTTTTAACAAAAGATTTTGTTTTTAGTTTTTCTCCGTTGGTAGGTTTCGTATTAATATACGTACACCCATGGGCTCTTTTTAA